AGGTTAGCACCTCTAAGGTTGCCACCCACAAGGTCGGCATTTTTTAGGTTGGCACCGCTAAGATTAGCACCGCTAAGGTTTGTAAAGCTCAAATCAGCACCGCTTAGGTCGGCACCCATAAGATTTGCCCGTTTTCCACCATTACCATTCATCCAAAGCTGATGATTATCCAATATCTTTTTGAGTTCGTAGGCATTCATCAGAATGGAAGGTTTGCCTTTTCGTTTTTGCGTACGATCTCAGCAGCGCGACGGTTGAGACGCTCGGCAAGTGACTTGGCCTTGTCTTGATCCATAGCTGCCACCTTACGGCCTCCGATGGGGTCGATATATGCGACCTTTGCAACGGATTTGCCTTCGTACTCCTCGCTGACAACTTTGATCTGACAGGACTTGCCGACAAACTGTTCCAAGTTTGTAAAGTCCGCATCAAACTCAAAGACCTCAATAAGGTTTTCAATGGTCTTGTCCGCAGCTCGTTCCGTGAGCCATGCGTCAAAGTAGGCATGGTCATTTGCTTCGGCGCAATAGAGCTTCAGCTTTAGCGACGGCGTGCCGTTGTTTTTAGATTCGGCGAGGATGGCATCCTCGACCGTTACGTCATAGTATCCTGGTGTTGTGATCATAATAATTTTGCGTATGAAGGTTGATATAGAGTTTCGACCAGCTCGGTTGAGTTGCGCCAGTCGTTCGATTCAAAGCGTTGCTTGAGCTTGTTAATGGACCCAAAAACAGCAGCGCGTCCAACTTCCAGCCAGTTTGGGTCTGCTTTGAACATTTGCGCCTCGTAAGGCTGCTGCTTTTCGACAGCAAACCAAAACCATGAGGCAAGTCGGTCGGTATTGTGTTCGTGGATAATCTGATACAGTGCGGCTTGCTCGATGTACCCGAAATTGCCGATGGACCGTTCGAAATTCGAGAATCCCGAACGCAAGTTGGCAGTGGTCTTAAAGTCGATGATAATGTGACCATCGCCAAATAAGTCCACTTGCTCACTGGTCGGCTCGGTTATGATCCAGTCATATTTGGCCTGCAGCGTAAATGTCTCCATGTCAACGCGCTCGACCATCTGAGCCTTTCCCGATTGCATCATGATGCGGTACTGCTCGGTTTTGCGTACGGCATCGGCAATGGTATAGACCTCGTCGTAAGCGGTATCGGTCAACACGATCTTGTCTGCATTGGCTTCCACAGCCTCCTTGTGTCCTTTACTGGCAGCGGTCTTGAATCCGCTTGCAAGTACCTTGTCGGCCCATCCGTAAACGATTGCCTCGACAGCATGGCCGATTGCAAACGCTGGCAACGGTTCTGGGAACGGAATGTCCTTGGTTACGTACTGGCCACCGAAAAGCATCGGGTTAGCCATGAATGTTTTTAATGCAGTCGAGCCGATGCGTGGCTTTGTGTCTGACTGCGCGTGATATTCTGTGTCTGTTTCGTATTTCATTATTTCAGTTTTTGTTCTGGTTTACGGATGCGGATGGCCTCTTGTACCTTTCCGAAAGCTTTGACCTTTGCAGGGTAAAGCGTGATTTGCTTGCCGACCCACTGATCGGCGTCGTTGCCGTGAAGTTCCGCAATCGTGTCCGCATTGGTACGGTTGCAGACCATGCCTTTGCGAGCTTCTTTAAAGCGTAGGACGAACTTGGTTTCCTCGCTATTTGATTGCGGTACAAATATGGTTTCACGTCCGACGCTTTCGATGGTCAGGGTCTTATCCCCGTCCTCGAGGTCGTAGGCGCCAATGTAATCGGAATCAAAAAATTTTCGGTAATGGCTCATCGGTCTTTAGATGTGAGTTTAAATTCAGTTCCACAGTGGACTTCGACATCCGCCCAAGCGTTGTCATTTTCGTCGGGTCGCCAATAGACTTTGACCCAATACGGGCAGAGGCCCGTGTCTTCAACGAATTGATCGAGTAGGCTTTCAATCTGCTCCTCCAATTCTTGTTTTTTTCGGTGTATATCAGTTTTCATAAGACTTCAGTTTTTCGATTGGTGTTTGTCCCTCGTCGGATTCGATTTGTTGGTCATAGTCGGATTCCCGAGCAGGGAAACGGACGTCACCGTATTCTTTCCACTCGGTAATGACATAAAAGCCATACCAGCCCTCCATGTCCACTGATGACTGACAGGTGATGTCTGTTTCGCCTATGGTAAATTCAGCAACAAGGATTCCGTAAAGATCTGGGCTGGTGCGCTGGTTGTAATTCTTGATGACGCCTGCGTTGCGCAGTTCGGTCAGTTGGTGATGTGATACTTTCATTGGTTCGATAGTGTTTAGTGTTAGTTGCGCTGCTTTGCGATGGGTGTCTAAAATTTTATGGCTCGCTTTGCCTTGTTGGGTGTCTTCGCTGGCATGGCTCGCTTCTGAGTCATGGGTGTCTTGAGGCTAATGGCTCGCTTCACACCTTTGGATGTCTTCGATTTGATGGCTCGCTTCTGAGTCATGGGTGTCTTGAGGGCAATGGCTCGTTTGGACAGCATGGGTGTCTTCTTATGCGTGGCTCGCTTGCTGACTGTGGGTGTCTTAGGCCGCGTGGCTCGCTTAGCATCAATGGGTGTCTTCGACTTAGTGGCTCGCTTGCGCGGGTTAGGTGTCTTAACCTTTGTGGCTCGCTTTCGCCCTTTGGATGTCTTCTACATTTTGGCTCGCTTAAACGAACTGGGTGTCTTTGTTTCCGTGGCTCGCTTGCGCGGGTTAGGTGTCTTAACCTTTGTGGCTCGCTTGTCATTTATGGGTGTCTTGAACGATGTGGCTCGCTTGCTAGCCGTGGGTGTCTTGTGCTCTCTGGCTCGCTTGGTGTAACTGGGTATCTTGCCCCTCATGGCTCGCTTTCCGCCTTGGGTTGTCTTTTAAATGGTGGCTCGCTTATTACTAATGGGTGTCTTCTTGCTTTTGGCTACAAATTCCTTTCTACCAGTCCCAGCCCCGTGAACGTGGATCAACTGTTTTGTGGTTTCCGCCAAGCTGCGCCTCAGCATAGCATGGACCGTTATCAAGTCCTTCCAAGTCACGGGCAACATACCAGTAATCGGCGAGGAAATGCTTCATGACCGCGCGCAATGCAGCGCCATGAATGTGAGACTTCTTTGCATCCTTCCATGCCGATTCGACCAGCTTGCCCTGTGTGTTACGGGTTGCGACGACCTTCTCGCTGGCCTGCAACCGTTCCTTGACCGAATCGTAAACGAAGCGGTACGGTCCACGTCCCTTCATCTGTGAATCTGCGAACGTGTACAGCTTAGTGCGTAAAGTCTTGTTGCCACCGCCAGCTTCGCCCTTGGTATAGCGCTCATGCGACGCCCGATGCAGTCCGCAGTAGGACCACAAGGACGATGCATGACGGGCCTTAGTGACGTCAATGTATGATCGCATATAGGCCACCGTGACAGGCCCGCAGGACTTTACGCCCATGGCCGCTTTTACCAATGGATCGACCTTAGCCATCCGCTTCATGAATCGGGTAAGCTCGTTGTCCATGTCGGCCATGTCGGTCTTAAACCGCTGAGCCGCTTCCTGCAAGTACGCCATCGTCGTGCCGCTCGGATCGTTGTCAGTGCGACGTTCAAACGCACGGATCTGATTCTGAATCTTGTTGTTCAAGTTCATGACCTGATTGCGCTGGTCAATGATTGCCTTGAGGTTTTCAAGGGTTGGCTCCCGCTCACGCCAAATTTCGTGATGCTTCATGTGGTCGATCGGTGACAGTACTTCCATATTCCCGTCAACGTATTCGCCGCCTTCGTGCTTTGGCGTCGGGCGATGGATGTCGATGAGATATCCCGTATCAAATTCAAATTCGGGACCAATTACTTGTGCTTTTAGGTTGTTCTTAGGCATTGTATTACTTTCTCTTGTTGTTTTGTTTTAGGTTTTGTTCGTATCGCTTTTTTAACTGGGCATGCACCCAGTCAAGAAATTCTTTTTTCGGCGTCCGTGGCTGGTAGCCAGCGGCCCAAAAAGCTGCTTCACGGTGCGATAGGTGGCTCATAGCTCGACCCTCAAGTTGAGCTTGCGCCCAGTGCTCTTGACGAACAGGCGCAAATAAATGCGACGGAGCAGACTGGGCCTGCGGTAGGTTTTGTTCTGAATTTGGTAATCCATGGCTCTTAATTAAAAGGTCCCTGTGCTATAAACCAACCGCAGTGAAAGACATTGTCGCCTCTAACGTGAACATCAACGTTGTCGATCCCTTCGTAAGTGATCTCCAGAGTATCCAATATCAACGCCTCAATGTCTACGTAATTAGCATTGATAACCGTTCCGTTTTCGGCAGTAAGTTGCCAGTTTCCAACAACTTGGCAATCGCCGATTTCTAATTTTGTTAGTTGTACCTTTAGGTTCATTTTATTATCTCCGTTAGTGATTAGTATTTAGTTTACGGGCATACCTATACGGCCAGACCTGCGAACGGGTCAAGCGCAAACTTAAAAAAACTTAAAAACTTTTTCGACCTAGAGCAATTTGCCCTTGTGGATACGGTAATTGCTGACCCTGTAATCATCCTCGCCCGTCGTGTCGACAACGGCAAATCCATGATTCCATTTGTTGAGCGGTGCATACCGTGGCCGCAACTGGCACAAGCATCCGACGCTCCAGGTCGTGACCAGCTTGCCCTTCAAGTCGCTTTCAGTGTGTTCTGAGGACTGGTGCAGGTGTCCCATCATTGAACTGACCTTGGACCGCATATAGAGGCCTCGGGCAGGATTGACAGGGTTGCTAATTGCAAACCGATACTCATGCCCATGTAGCACCGTCAGCCCGCCGATGCTGATCGGTTCCATGTCAGCGATCAGCTTAACGTTGTAATCCTTCAGCCGCATCAGCCTTTGAATCGTAAAGTCCTCAACCCCGTAAACCTCTGGCGCTTTCTGCCATATCCAACTTGCCCAGCGCTCCTCGTGGTTTCCGAGTTTCCACCAGATTTGACAGCCTGTAAATTCGCTTCTCAAGTATTCAAGCATCGCCCGCCCCATCTGCATCTCGCCTGCAAGATCGCGCTGGGTCGGATCGCTTACGTATCTGGAAACGCTGTAAAAGTCCATAAAGTCACCGTTGAGTAGAACGGCATCAACTCCAGCATCTTTGCCTGTCTCAATTGCAATCTCAAGCGCCTTCTCGTCATGGTAAGGGACATGGACATCTGAAAGGATTAAAACTTTCCGTGCATTGAGCTTACGGATTTGCCAGTCCTTAAATTCGGTTTTTGGTTTTGGCATTGGCATGGCTGCTGGCCTTTCTTCTAAGTGGTTTGCGATTGGTTTCATCCCTCGTCTTTTGGCTATTGTTTTGCTACCGCGTCGGTATCGGATGCGGTCGTAAGCTTGATTAAATGTGATATCGGTATGTTTGCTGACCTCACGTTCCAAAATCCTAGCCAGCGCCATGCTTGGCGTGTTCGGAAATTGCTGGCATAGCTCAGTCGCCTTTTCGGTTATCCAGTTCATTATCAGGTATTCGGTCGGATATAGAAATAATCTGGCTCTGACGCTGGCACTGGTGTACTTCCAATGTCGAACGTCGTATAAACTTCGCGGGAAACGGCGGGGAAGCCTCCAAAAAACCTTTCAAGCCATGCTCTGACCGTGTAAGTGGAGTTGCCAGTTAGTCGACCAATAAAGTAATTAGTTTTAGATTCTGGAACGCGATAAATTTCCGAAATGTTAGGTCCAATAACTTGAAGTATTACATTTCCACCGCTACCTGAGTCCGACCATGTAATGTTTACGGTAAATCCTGAGACATCCGTCTCCAATTCCTGCACCCGTCCCCATTCGGTAACACGTACGTCATCCCTTAACTTTGTTGAAATGTTTCCAGACGTATCCACTGAGTAAATTTCATAGTAATGAGTCCGCGCTGCATCGCTTTTTAATACTAACGCCTCAGTCCATTCTTGGGTTGCAGCCTGCCCCCTGTTTGTCCCTATTGGAACCTCAGCAATCGTTTGGTAACTGGGATAAGTACGAGCGTTGAAATAAACGACTGTAAAATTCAGCGTATCGCCTGCTGCATTCGCAAAAACAAAACCGTTGCAAGGACCTGCAACATAATCCCCATTTGCATCTGTCCCGCTGCTGGACTTTACTGTTAAGTCAATAAATTGGCTGTATCCCTGATTGAGATTCGGTGTCGGAGTAGTAAACTCTGCGACCTCAGTGCATCTTTGTGTTCCATTCACTCCGTAAACAGTAGGATCCTCCGATTGGCTTCCAGATGTCCGCGTGTAAACAAATTGAACGCGCAATGTATCGCCAGCGCCAAATGAGAACAACTTAATTTTACTATAAGTATAAGCTGGATTGATGAATTGCGTTTTCCTTACAGAAAATCCATCTGGAAAACTTATGCCATTGTCGAATAAGTCATATTCAAACCCAGAATAATTTTCCCATAGCTCTTGATATAAGCTCACTGAACGCCCGATGACGGTGTGGCTCAAATCCAAGTCTGCTGGAGTGGTCCACTGCAAATCAATGCGGTCCGCACCGTCAACGTATGTCGCCGTAAAGTTTAGCGGTGGATTTGGCGCTGCCTCCTTACCGACGACGGTGTGGTCATCAATCGTTGCCCATTCGCCTTCCTTACCAAAAGCATTGCGGAAGCGTACACGAAAGTCGTATCTTTCGCCGTCAATTACGTCGGTCAAATACGCTTCCGTCGCCGATCCTATCACTTTAGGGTACTTAATCCATTCCGTTTCGCTGTTTAGTTTGTACTCAATGTCAACCTGACCCGAAGCTGCAACGTATTCGTCATCTGTTTCGTCCCAGCTCAGTTTGACGCGAGTAATGACCGTTCCGTCTTTCTGGATGTATAGCTGATCGGTGTCAGAGTCGGCTGTTAGGTTGTTAACGTCGCCGACATCGTACAAGCTCTGCACGGTTATACCTGGCGTTGTCTCTGGCTCAATCTCGCGGTCGTCCGTCCAGTCGTAAATGTTCGTTGCTGTTGCCCGCACGCCTAGCTCAATCGTAAACAGGCCGTCGTTTAGAATTGGCCGATAACTGACAACGCGAAACAACTTACCTTCCACCTCGTTAATCGTTACGCTTGAATCACTAGAACCAATGTCAATGGCTGGCCCGCCTCGATACTCACAAAGTCTAAAAACATTTACTGTCGTAGCATCTCGCACATAGTAAATTCGATTTGATTCTAGCCCGGTAGCTGATGCGGCCCCTGAAACGGTTACTGCCTTCCCGTTGTTTAAACCGTGATTTGTTAAGGTAAATATATTAGTTGTCGCATCTACAGTGCCTGACTTAGTGGCAACAACCTCATAAAATGACAGCTCTTGATTCAATATGCGGATCGTATCGCCAACGAATAGATCAGCAGGACAAGCAAACTCCGTCCCCGGCTTGCAAATCAACGTGCCGCTAATCTCTTGACGAGCTTGACGCAGGTTAATGATAGCCAATCTCCGCGCCATCGTTGCGTCGTTGACCATAGTAAAGACCATTTCCGAGCTATTGCGCTCGCCGTCCAGTGACAGGTAAATGTCATGCAATGCGGTGAGCCCGTCGTCATTAGTGCCTAATGTGATCGGACTGCCACCCTTTGAGCCTGAAACGCTAAACGCGTTAGTTGTCGCAGAAACGACCCAGTAATACCTACCTTCAGTTATGCCAGCAGGAAGTTGGTCATTGTCTATTGAGTTTGATGTATCATCCCAATAAACAAACTTCACCCTGTCGTTGACCTCAAGCCCGTGCGCTGTCGAATTAAAAGTTGAGCCAGTAGTTGATCCCCAGATCTTACGCAATGCCTCGACGCTTTGGACCTCGGACGGTTGCCAAGCTGTCTCTGATGACCGAATGACTGGCTTGATAGAATTGACTGCATCCTTTGCCGATTGGTTTAGCTGCCAAACTGGGAAGTCCACAAGTTCGGATTCGGTCAGGGTATAGGCTTCGCTGATGTCGGAGCTGTTATATGCCCAGACATACCATTTTCCGCCGACCCATTCAATAACGCCTGCACAAGCGTCCAAAAGCGATTTGATGATTGCATGTGGCTCTTGCCCTGCGCTAACGATTCCGCCGCAAAAATAGCGTGGTTGAGTTGTTCCATCGGCATAAACGTCAACTGTCTCGTCGCATCTGTCAGCAGCTGCCTGCCATGCCGTGCTGTCAATGTCGGATGAATCTACGCCAAAACCGCCTCGCTCCTTGGACAGCGTCATATAGTCGTACAGGCATTTGATCGGGTTGGTTGTGTAGCCTGCCGATTGGCCCAAAAAGCTGATCGTATTTTTGCCTGTTACGTCGAATGTAAATTGCGGAATACCTCTAAATAGCTCGCTCTTGAAGTGCATCCGAATGTAGACGTAAGTCTTTTCTCGTCCGATGTGGTCCGTTGTCCATTTGTCGGCATCATTTTGTATCGTCGTTGCCTGAACTAGGTCCGCATCTGCCTGCGTTTGTGCCCCCGTGTAAACCTTCATCGCCATGTGCGCGTCGTACGGTGTGCCAGATGGCTGATAACGTGTGACGCCGTTGTCATCGGTTGGATCGTCGTTCGGGAGCACCTCGCCGTTGTCGACGTCTGTCAGCTCCGTGTAATTCAGGTTTGTGTTACCCAAATAAATTGCATCGACGCTTTCGCATGGATGGCCAGCCAGCTCAATGACCATATGCAGGATCTGATTCTTTTTGGTCGTGTTGTTCGGTAATGTGTACCCTGTCGTTGCCTTTGCAAAAACAATGACCCCGCCTGTTTTGGTCTTTCCGTAGATTGTTCTGCTGGACGGCATTGGGTCCATCACATTTGAAAGCGATGACGGTGAACCTTCTCCGCCCATGTCGCCCATTGCAATCTTAGATGCCGCCGCTGATGCTGCCATGACCGCACCCGTTTTTAGTATAAACCCAGCAATGGCCGAGCTGCCAGCAGCATAGCCTGCAACGGTTGCGGATGAAGCCGTTACGCTAAGCGCTGCCGTTCCACCGAAAGCAGTTGCAGCACCTTGAACAAAACCGACGACAAACGGAATTACCTGCGGCATTACCCAACCCTCCAAGCTGTGACAGCCGTGACGCTGTCCTTCTTCATCTGTATCGGTCGCTCACCCATGACTAGATATGTTCGTCCGCAATCAACCATCAACGAATTGATAACGCCATTAGGACTGTTAAACAATCCAAGGACAACGTCGCCCTTGCTGGCCTCGTCTGGATGCAGGACTGGACCCAATCGCTCCGTGCAGAACGCCTCAAACGCTCCAAACTCAGGCCCGTCGTACTTGATCATACCAATGGCCTTGTTCATTGCGTCAATCGCTCCGTCGCCGTCATCATACGTTCCTCGAAGGTCGCTTGCTGGATCGTAGCCAGTCAACGCCTTGACGCAATCGGCGGCCATCAATCCGCAATCAAATTCACCCCAAACAAATGACTGCTGTTGTGCCTCGGCCAGCCAGCGCTCGAAAAGTATTTCCCAGTTGTCAAAGCGTTTGTTCATTATTCAATAACTCTCCCCCATCCAGGGCGCGTACCTCCAGCATCAACTCCACCCGTACTTGAGCTCGCCGAAGTAAGCCCCCAAGGCAGTTCAGCAGTTGGCATAAATGGCACAAAATCATAGAATCGGTCCGTTGGGTAAATCCGTGAATGGCTGGCTGTGGTCATTGCGTAACGATTCGGACGGAATAGGTCAAGCAATCGGCTTTCAACGGTCAGGGTTAGCGTTCCGTCTGGATTGATTGACATCGTGTCCATCCTGCCCTCCTCAAGCAAATGAGACCTGTCAACGGTTCCGAATGCAGTCAAGGTGTTTAGATAAATTCGACAGGCTCGGCCTCGGTATTGGGTCGAAACAGCCGTTGTGTAATAGAGCCGATCTACGTTATTGACCGTGAATACGACCCGCCGCGCTTTCATGTCATTGTTTTCCTCCTCCATGCTAACGCCGCCGATCAGCCCGCCGCCTTGATATGTATTACCTCCGAAAGATATTGCACTTTCGCCAGTCCAAAAGCGCTCCGTGCCAGAATCAAAATCAAATTCAACAAACAGCCCCAAACGAACGACGGGCTGTTGCAAATCAATTCGCATGCCATTCGTCAGTCTGCCCATTATTTCGCCTCAATTGCAACGAAACTGAATCCGTATGTCATCGCCGTGTTGATGTCGTAGTCAAAGTCAGATGAAGCCAAGCGCATGGATACGCTGCCGGGCGATGAGTTTGGGAAATAGTCGTCTAAATCAACGCTGAATGTATTAGTCACACCGTCGCAACTTTCAAGAAATGCTTCCATTATTGCGGCATCTGATTGGCTCAGTGGCGGATATTGAAACTCAACAACTCGCAAGCGTCCTACGAAGTCGTGAACCTGTTGCGTGAAATTAAACGGTGACATGGCCATCCGCGAGGAAGTCCTGCGAATTGCCCGCACGCTGCTTGGAGTCAATGTTGTTGGAAAGTCTGCCATATTAACGCCTCATGTAGCTAGGTGCGCGTGAGTAACGGTCTTGAACAGCTGCGACGCTGCGTTGCTCAATGCTTCCGTTTACCTGCATTACAAATTGCTCTAAGCGCTGTACGGCCTCAAGACTGGCTCCGCGCATATCGACGTTGAAAGTTGGTCCGCCTAGCTGATGGTTTGGAGTGACAAAACCATTGCCACCCATGGTTACGATCTCAGGACCACGCTCTCCGACAATGTAACTGCGTCCGCCTTTAACAGGTCCGCCGCCCGCTGCGGTGCCTGCAACTGGAGGCGGTGCAAAGTTTGCTGCGAATCCAGTAAAGCCTAAACCAGTAAACGCTTGAAATAGCATCGCACGGATCAGCATCCGTTGCAGTTCGGCAAGGATAAACTGAGCCATATCACCGAAAGCTGTTTTGCCGTTTTGCGCTGCGTTTACAAGTCCGTTCTCGAGGCCAGTTGCGAAAATCTGTGACGCTTGGGTCATCATTGTGAAGTTTTGCGTAGCATTGTCCTTAAGTTCTTCGAGTGTGCTTTCAAGTTCTTCCTCGGCTCCTTTGGCGAGTCTTAATAACCTGATATACTCATCAGTTACCCCATTGACTGCTTTTACTGCTTCGGCTCGGTCCATATAGGCCGATGACAATTCCTTGAGGCTCTTTGCGTATTGGTATGTCTGTCCAAGCAGTTTTTGCATTTCAGCCGTGCGTGACATTTGGCCCAAATCCGCAGGCGGTTCAGCGATGACAGGCATCTCTGGCAACATATTCGGTAGTGTACCCCTGACTCTATCTGCGGTCTGCAATAACTCCTCAAGCCGTTCAATGATTGGCTTAATTACATTAAGCTGATATTTTTCGCTTTCGTATGCTATATCTGGAAAAAGTTTTCTGACCTTATCCATTTCAGCCGAATCAATCATACTAAAGACGTTGCCCTCGTCGCGTGCCTTCTTGAGTGAATCCGTTACGCTCAATAGCGTGCTGGCCGTTTCTTTGATCTGGCTTTCAACTGCCTCTAATTCCTTAACGCTTTCGGCTGACTTTAGCGCATTTGAGAAATTCCTTACTAAGTCAAATGAATCCTCATTAAATGCCCCTGTCATCTCATTGCGTAGCTTGCGTAATCCGCCAACGAGTTTGCCCATCTGAATGGTCGCTGAAGTTGCAAATCTTTCTAGTTCGTTTTCCGCTAGTGCCAATTGAGAAATTGTGTCCTGATCTAAAACCTGACCCAATTCCCTAGCTCTGTCTGCATAGTCTCGGAGTCCCCTCTCTCCGTTTGATAGGATACTAACCAAGGCAGCACCTTCAGAATCAAATGCCTTGAAAGCCATCCGCAATCGTTCTTGCGGTGATTGTGCTGCTTTGACTGCATTCGCATAGTCCATCAAAACGGCCTCGGCGCTTCTGGTTGTTCCGTCTGATTCTTTAAGTGCGATATTATATTGATTGAGAACTGGCAGCAATTCGCCTGTTCCGTTTTGAGCCTCAGCAACCCGACGAGTAAATCGTTGCAATCCCATCTCGGCGGATTCTGTATTTACCCCGACCTCACGCGCTGCAAATCCAAATTCCTGCAAGAAGTCAGTCGTTACGCCTAGCTTTTTGGATACGTCGTCAAGGCGTGATCCAAGGTCAATTGACCTTTTTGCAAGCATCGTAAAGCCTGCAGCACCTGCAACCGATCCGAAACCAGTCAGTCCTCCGAGTACGGTTCTAGTCGTCGCAGCAAAACCCTTTAGATTTCGTTCAACACGCTTAATCGTACGCGTCGCCTTGTCCTGCGCCGTGATCGGAATCTCAACTCTACTTGTGCGTGCCATGCTTCTCTTTTAACTTTTTATCGCGTCGCTCGAAATAGTCAAACCAGCCCTGAAGCTCCACGGTTGTCATATCGCGCATGAGGTTGCCTACGGTCATGCTGAGCATTTCGGCCAGCGCGTGGAGGTTGTAGGCCATGTTGTCCCCATCGCGGATCACTCCCCCACTTCGTCAACCGTAACCCCGTGCAGGATGCTGTTGGCAAGTCGGTCGAGGACTCGGTAATCCGCATTGCGTTTGAGCTTCATCTTGTCCTCAAGCGTGAATAGCTTGTTGCCGTCTGCATCCTCGGCCTTCATGCAGATGACGCTAACGACAAAATCCAAGCTCTCCTTTTTGAGTTCGGGCATGAGCTTGTTGCGCTCGTACAACGTAACAGGCGAGTAATATATGATTCCGTCAAACTCGTCATCTGCCCATTCGGGGACTTCGACTTTTAGTCGGCCTTGGTTGTCGTAGTGACTTAGTACCTTATCAATGAGCTTCATAATTAAACTGTGGCTTGGTTAAGCGCTCCGCTGCCTTGGAATGTAAAGGTGCGCGTGACGGTCGTATTGTCATAGCTTTGAGTCTGGCTGACTCCTGTCACGGATGCCGTGCCGCTGAGCTTGTAATCGCCGCTACCGTCGCCCTCTGGATATAATTCCAGCGTGACCGATACGCCAATATCTAAAGCATCTTGACCTGAATCGGCATCGTCAAAACGGACTTCAATCGTTCCATCCCAAGTCTTAAGGCCAGCCAAATGCGTGCGCCATGAGCCCGCCGTACCCATAACCGTCGTATCAATCGGTTCCATGTTTTGATTGACGGTGAAGCTCATTACTTCTCCGACCGTATTGTTTCCCACTTTTACCTTTCCATCGTATCCACTTGTTGATGCCATTGTCTTATCTCCTATGCGTATGTTAAGCTTCGTGGACCGTCCCCCGTGATGGTGATGGTCCTGTTGATTGTTGAATTGTCAAAAGTCTGAGTTTGGCTAACTGCCGTAATTTTGCCAAATCCAACGGTAGCGGCGTTGTCAGTTTCGGCTTGATCGCTCGTTACTAAAACTGCAAAAATCTGTGTTCCAATTGGTATCTCCTGTTCAACGTCAGTGTCGTCCCATCGACATTCAATTGTTGCCGTCCAGTTTTTTAGTCCAGCTTTGTGCGTCCGCCATGCACTGCCCATTACGGTCGTGTCAATGGTTTCCATCTGTGTGTCAATTGTAAATGACATGACTTCAGCCATGCGACCAGCCGCTGCAGAATAAGCCATTGAAACACTTTGCGCAATAGCTCCAGAGTCGTCGCCCTCCTGTGCAAACGTAATTGTGTTTGTTGTCACGGCTGTGATCGTAAATTCTCCGTTTGGATTCGTGTTTGATCCAGTATCAAGCCCTTGAATTCCTACGACCGTAATAAAGTCATCAACTTCAATATCGTGTGATGTGCTCGTCGTTAAAACAACCTCATCGGATACTCGCTCAGCGCTTGTAACAGTGTATGCGCCATACCCTAAATGTACCACTCCATCGTTTCCGCTATAACTTGCCATCGTCTAATCTCCCAATTCTGTTACGTGCTCACTCATGAGCGTTAAAGTTCCGCGTCCGTATTCGGCATCGGCCTCGGATGAAAATTGATATTCCAAGTTAACAACCTTTAGCTCCTGCACGTTGCCCGAAAGCGTTCTGTCCATGATAGCTGCCATTACTTGCTCTGTCAATGTGTCCAGTTGCGTTTGGCTGCCTGCGTAAATGTTGATTGCCCAGTTGCAGGTGATGCGTACTGACCTCGGACTGCCTATTGTCTCGTATTCAAAGTCAGATGACAGAAAGCTAATGACGCAGAACGGTAAGCTGCCAGATGCGATCGAATCGCCTTCAAACTTGGCGCTGTCCGTGTTCGAGCTTGTGAAGCTGGCCGTGGACGTGACCAGATCGAAAAGCTCGCTGCGTATGGTGGCGGTGTTAAGCATTTGGTTTAGTGGGCCAAGTATATTCCCCAGTTTCTGTATCAACTGTTTCTGGTAGGTCACGCAGTTCCTGACGGTAGACTGCCCATGCTGCCGAGTCCACAGGTGCATCTGATAACTGGCTAAAATCTGATTCTGCCAGCAGTTCGTTGCGCTTTGCTCGCAGTGCGGTTAGAACGGCTTGTAGGTCCAGCGGTGGAGTCCAGACCTTAGCAGCTTCAACGTCATCCTCGGTAAAGGTTACGCTGCCCTCGATTGGTTCGCCCTCTGGGTCGTCGTTTGGTGTGGTGTAGCTTACCGTCAGCGTTTCGGGGTCAAAGCCGAGAAACGTGGCATCCGCTGGAAATGTGCCGTCGGGATGTGGAGTTGCGTACATTCCACCTTTGCCCTGTTTGCGGAAGTGGTAGCCTTGGAGATTGATGGTGCTAAGAATCTTCATTTTTAAATCTGTTTGTAGTCAGCACGGACATTAAGACTTGAAGGATCTGGAGTTGAATCAGTTACTTTCAAAAATAACCTATCTCTTGTTGAGGAATAAGTGACATTGCTCGGCGTTGCTGGTAGTAACTTCCATCCTGTGCTTGTTACTCCGCTAGGTGATGATATTAAAATATTCGATCCAGTAGTTCCATCATTTACATAAAATCCAGATCCACTAAAATTTGTCCCTCCTATGTTGTCTTCAATAACAAAAGCGCTCCAGATTGCATTGTCTGGAAGCATTTGCTGAGCAGACGTAACAATAAAAGCACCAGTTCCCCCGTTGTACGCATCCACGTTAAAGTCACGGATGTAGCCCTCCGTTTTCGGAACCAAATGCGTGACGCCGCTTGTGCTGGCCAGCGCATCGAAATGGTTGCTGCTGCGGTCGTGGAATTGGTAGCCGATGCCCTCATCCAATGGTAGGTCGGCTATGGCTCCGATAATCTCAGCCTTAAAGTTTCGGATTTCTATATTGCCAGATGTCATATTGGCAAAAAGGCCAGGATATATGTATGATGTGTTTAATGAACTATCTAAAGTTGTTTCTATTGTATAATTAGTCCAGTTTGCGCTTGTAGTCCCTAAAGTCTCGAATCCTAAACCAGCACCAGTACCATTTCCAGCAAAAGCTGTAACAATAACATCGCTTGCTGTTCCGTTTTTAATATCTACGCTAAAACGAACTTTTTGATTGGCTTTTAATTCAATCGGCGATGCTGTATAGTGAAGCTGTTGTGTTGACGTTGTGTATGTCCAAACATATTTATCTGTATCAAATGCAATAGTTGAATCAACTGTAAACCAGTCCGATGTATTGTCGGCTGACATATCGTCTTCGGCTGGCGTAGGATTCCCCCACCGATCTTCCACAGCAACCGTGCCGCTCTCGTACAGCTCGGCAACCTCGGCGGCGGATAAGGCTCGGTTGAAGTGACGGAAATTCTTAAATGCTGAATTCGCTCCTAATGCGCTACTTGAACCGTTTCCAAGATAAAATGAATTTCCAGAAGTTATTTGGGAAAGATTTATGGATGAAACGTTCTGCACTCCATAAAGTTTATTATCTAAGTAAAGAGTTAGCGTTTGGGCAGCGGTATCAGATACTAATGCTACAGAATGCCAAGATCCGAATAAATCGTTGGCTGTTGAAAGCGTTCCACCATAAATTGCATTGGTTGAACTATCTCTAAACCAAAAAGTAAATTGATTTAATACATTAAAAACAATCGCAACACTTTGGCTCCCAGTTCCATTTATCAATAAAAAGGAATTTGTGCCAGATGTTGGCATGGTTATCAATTTAAAATCAAAAGAAAATGAAAAATCTTGAGTTGGTTCAAAATTAGAATCCTTCAAAATTTCAATTTTCCCAAGGTTCCCATCTGTAATACCCGCACCCGCTACGGCCTTCGTCACAACCTTGGCATCAACCTCGGCATCGCTGTATACCTCTAGGTTCGTTCGTGCCGCCGCTGCCGTACTTGCTCCCGTGCCGCCATCAGCAATAGCCAAGTCCGTAATGCCCGTAACGCTGCCGCCCGTAATCGTGACCGAGTTGGCATTCTGACTGGCAATGGTCCCGGCATCGGAAATAGTCGAAAGCGTTTGCGTGCCTGTGTGATTGGCTCGGTTACGGTCGGCGCTGTGGTAATGAAGCGTTGAGTCGCCGCCGTCTGTCAGATCCGTTGCGTTTGTGTCCGATATATTATTGACCTCGGCACCCGCCTCGATGCCGCTCAGCTTGGACGTATTTGCAGCAACGTCAGTGTTGTTGCTTACCTCTGTGTCAAAGTCAGTAATTTCCGATACCGTGTGCGTATGGCTGGTCGGCGTGCGTGCATCCGTCAAGCGTGAGTCATTACCAAGGACAACTTCACCAGCAGCAGCATCGCCAGCAGCAGGGACATCCTTAGTCGCTGCCGTGCCAGCATCGGATATGGTTGATAAGGTCTGCGTCCCAGTATGGTTTGCCCGTGACCGATCAGCTGAATGGTAATGCAGCGTACTGTCACCGCCATCAGTCAAATCCGTTGCGTTTGTGTCGCTGATGTTATTGACTTCAGCGCCTGCCTCGATGCCTGCAAGTTTGGACGTGTTCGCAGCTACGGTCGAGTTATTGGCAACCTCAGTGTCAAAGTCAGTTACTTCTGATGCTGTATGGGTGTGACTAGTCGGCGTCCGCGCATCGGTCAACCTGGTATCGTCGCCCTTTACAACTTCACCAGCAGCAGCATCACCCGTCGCAGCAACGTCCTTAGTCGCTGCCGTGCCTAGGTCCATGTTCGTCCGCATGGCTGGCTTGTCAGCCGATTGCATGAATGTGTCTAAGTCACTTGATACTGTAAAGTCTGCCATTTTAACTTGCCCTCAAATAATAAGATTCTCCGTCTGGTTGAAAATAAGCGCTCTCGCCGTCTGGTCGGTAAAAGTTGCTAATTAAATCTAAACGCAGGAACAGCTCTAAATCAGTTATTCCCGTTCCGTCGTCGCGTCTGTTCTTTACCTGGTAAGTTTCACCATCACAGACCAAAAGCGATCCTTCAACGACGCCCACAAGTTGAGCAGTTGGAGCTGTAAATACAGGCACATCCGCATCAATTCCGATATCAAGCTCATTTACTTCTTTGTCTAAAATTCCGTTTACGTCGCCCAGGTCAGGACTGATAATGGACGCAGTTTTTCCAAAACTTCCAGTGTCGAAAAAGAATTCCAAATCACTTAACGTCTCGATCGCCATTGTCTAACGCCTTTGCAATTTGAATTACTAAATAGACAGCCGTCAACAGAGCCACCGCTAAGCTCGCCCATTGATTGACCATTGCCAAATTCCAACTTGTCAACGCACCCAACATTCCAAGCCCTGTCTTTATGGTTGTTTCTATGAATAGATCCTCGTTCATCGCTTTAATGTTGGGGTGAAATACGTTGCCAAAATCATGCTCATAAACGGAAGCATGGCCCAGACTATTGATCCCGTGCTCACAGACAGCCCTCCCATATCGCCCCGTCCTTGAAAATCGATGAGGCCCAGTATGGACATTGACCATCCGTCGCTTGTGTTTGGGATGCTGACGATGGTTGTTGGGAATAATGCCCAGATGACGGCAATGGCGCAGAATGTCCAGCAGATCGAGAGTGCGAGCATCCGACGAGTCCAAGCACTAAACCCGCCGCCAGCATCGTCTTTAAGTATTTGCTCCCTTGCTTCATTCTGCTTTCCAAGTTCTGCTAACCGTATCTCAGCTTGTGCTGCTGCCTGTGCCTTCTTTGCATCCGCTCTGGCCTGAACCAGTGACATAAGCACCGTGACCGCCGCACCCATTGCGCCGCCTCCCAGTGTCCCCGTAATGGTGGCTGCGAGCTCTGGCGTCATGGTAATTACCTATGCCTTGATGCAATGACCGTAATGGATTCGGAACCCTGCCCACCGCTGACAATCACTCGGATTGTGCCCGATGGCAAGTTGTCAAAGGTTGCAATCGGTGTGCTTACGCTGATGCTCTTGCCCGTTGCAACTGGCGTCAGCGTTTGACCGCTTGGCGCATCAGGTGCAAACTGCAATGCAGCACTCGCGCTGTCCCACGTTCCCGATCCGTAAAGCACAAGGTTGCCACCATCCCAAGGCACGCCAGTGGTCGTCCCATTGGCTTGATCCTCGCAGACTAATACGTGCCTGGCCATCGTTAGGCTCCTGTGTCCTCGTCAGCTAATCCAAGCGCAACCAAAGCCGCAACGATGCTGGCAATGTCTGCAGCTGCGTCCCCGCTCGTGTCGATTGTTGGCTTAACTACAGGTGCAGTACCGAAAAAGCCGAGCTTACCGCCCGATACGCCGACCTTAACTGGCTGGCTGCCTTGTCCGATCTGTACCCCTTCAACTGTCTTATCTAATCCTCTTGGCATCTTTTACCGTCTCCGTTTTGCCGCTTTTTTAGTCGGCTGTGATTGTGGTGGCTCTTCGCCTGTGTAGCTTTCGCTTTCGTCAATCTGCTCCTCAGCCAAAACCGTTTCCAGTTCGCTAAAGCTCTTGAGCAGTCGCTTTTTAAATTCCTTTTTCTTCACGTCTCCATAATCGGAAAAGTACCTCACCCACAAGTAATCATGGTCAGCACTATTCGCGATAAGGGACTTGAATTTTTGCCGAACCTCGGGCGGACGCCCTTGATCCAGAATTACCGCTTCACCAGATTCTAATCCAGCAAGCAAAAATCCATGTGATCCCATGCCTAACTCCTATTAGGCGCTAACAAGCCGCTTGATAGCAGCAACGTTGCCAGTGTTAAACCCGTACCAGCACTCGAGGATAGCCTTGCGAGCTCCAACGGCATCGTCGTAGAACTCACGATAACCAATTGTCAGGCCAGTTTCAGGGTGAGTGAATGAGCGGTAAATGCTTCCCGGACGTCCGCCGCCTGCTGGTGCGAGGTAACGGTTTACAATCGCCATTGCATTTGGACGAGCGGCAAAACCAACAAGGTTCTCACTGTTCGCAGGAATGGCAACGGTCTTGTGCATTGCAAAACCGGCAAGCTCAGGTACTTCGCCGCGTGCCAACAATGCAGATCCGTAAACGTCCGCACCCGTAACTGCATCCTTGAACAGCGCATTGTAATATGCAGGCGTCAAGAGCAGGTTGCGGTTCATGTCTGGCCAGTTGGCCGAATCGCAGCTTGTTTGCAGGTCGATGACGTCGTCGTGGTCAAACGTGGAAGCAGCGCCAGTAAACGCAGCAGCTCCGTAGTTTGCATTGGTGACTTGGCTCAGAATGTCATTGGAAACTGCAATTGCCAAGTTTTGCCCCTTTTCCATGCCGACATTTTCAATCGACAAGAATCGGCTGCTGTCAGCGTCGTTGTCTGTGAGAAACCAAGAAATATATTTGTGCCTCGACAATGAAACAGTCGTCTCATCTAGCGTTGTATCTTGGATGGCATAGGCGTTACCTGCAGTTTTATCAGCAGAGCCAGTGTCGTCGTCTGGATCGGTCGTAAGCGGTACGACGATTGATTGATTGCGGTTGCCCAGCTCGCCAGAGAAGTCTGTCGAAAATGCGGACAACGGTTTGAGGACCTTCTGGAAAACGCGGATTGCGCTTTCTCCAATAACGGTCCCGTAAAGGTCTGAGAATCCAGTATTAGCCATTGTTCAAGTCTCCTTATTTAAGAAAGTTTTTGTTGTACTTCCCGTAGTAGTCAGACTTGGCCCGACCTTCGAGAGAAGCGTAAGTAGCGAGAAACTCATCGCGGCTGGATGGCTCGCGGTTAGCATCGATGTCAACGTCAAGGGTGTCAGCTTCCTGCGCTTCTTCCCATGTTGCGTATGCAGTCAGCAGTTGATCCTTGAACTGCTCAACGGTTGATTCATTGGCGATTGCTTCAACGGCCAAGTCGATTTGACCATGAGCGTTACCGAGCGCGATAATAGCAGCAGCATCCTTGCGGACGTTTTCAACGGCCTTAACGCGTTCTTTTTCAGCAGCATTTAACTGCGCCTTGAGGTCATTGACCTCCTTTTTGGAGCTTTCGATGCTGGCTTTCGCGTCATTCAGCTTGGCCTGCATATCAAGCAGCTTGTCATTTGATTCCATGACTGATTTCTCCCTTTGTTGGTTTGATTGTGCAGGCTTCGACCTCAGTGCCGTTGCCTCAAAAATTCGTGCAGCGATCCGACCACGGAAGTCGCTTGCTTTTGCCTTTGGCTTTTCAGCCTTAAATATCCCGTCTGCAAATCCGTACTCCATTGACTCCTCGGCAGATAGCCAAGTCTCGTCAGCCATCATTTCGCGGACTTGCTCAATGGTCAGGTTGGTGTTCTGAACGTAGATTTCCTCAAGTATCGATTGAAATTTGCGCATATCGGATGCGGTCTTTTCCAAGTAATCCGCGTCGCCGCCTGCAACCGTCCACGGATTGTGGATCATAAAAAAACCGTTGTCAGCAATGATAACGTCGTCACCTGCAAGCGCAATGACGCTGGCCATAGATGCGGCCAAGGTGTTGACCTCAACCTTTACGTTGCCCTTGTGCTGTTTGAGCGCATTATAGATTGCCAAGCCTTCAAGGACATCGCCGCCGGGTGAGTTGATTGTAAGATTGATGTCGCCCAGTCCTTTGATTGATTTGGCAAATTCCTTAGAGCTGACCCCGAATCCACCGATCTCGTCGTAAATGGCAATCGTTGCAACTCCATCCGCAGCCTTGGAAACTGCATACCATCTAGCATTTCCTTGGCTTTCGCGCTCATCCCATTGCCGCTGACACACTGCAAACCTCTGCCCTGTTTCGGGAAAGTCGGTGACGGCAGTTTCGTCGGCCATGCAGCGGTCGACAAACTCCTGTCGAGTTTCAGATGTGGTTGGCGTCGGTAGTGGCATTACTCGCCTTATATTGGCGAAATATACCAAATGTCAACCTTTTAGGTTTTCATGCTGTTCACCTTTTAGGTTTTACTGCTGCCCTGGTTCGGATAGGTACCGCTCACGCAATGCACGGTCGCGCTCAATCGTTTTCAGTATTTCCTCGTAATCATATCCACGTTCCTCCGCGACGATGCTTGGACTGGTAAGGTTATATTGCAGTTCAAGCTCAACAGCCTTCATTTCCTTTTCTGGATCAATCCAGCGCCATCCACGAGGTTGCCATTTCCGCATCCCTAATCTTGGAAGATCCTCGGTGCGATAGCGGCCAAACTCAGGACGCAACAGCGCAATGGTCAACCATGCGTCAAAAATTGGGTCAATTACCAACTCAATCAAATCGTATTGCTGATCTCTCCATGCGTCCACGTCGTCCAGCTTGGCCTCGCGTGCAGTTGAATAGTTGACCTCGCTCAAGTCGTTGCTGAGCTTGAAATAGCTGATATTCAGCCCTGCACTGATCGAACGCAGGATGCTTGTCGTGTATTCCTCGTATCGTGCAGGTGGGTAGCCGGGATCAAATGGCGTGAACCTTTTTGTTCCGATGTCCTCAAACTGGCCTGCTGCGATGTCGATTAAATTTTCGCTGTAACTTTCGCCCGTTTCTGGATCGCTAAAGTTTTCCTCCGCGCCGCCTTGATATGGCATTGCATTGTTGTCCTCTAGGTCATCGTAGAAAAAGCCCATCTTAGAGCTGGCAATGCGTGCGCCTGTCAAAGTCGCTTCCTCGTACTGGTCTAGCATATGCAGGCGCTCCATCGGGCTGGCGATCAGCGTCACCCCTCGGCACTGGTTTGGCCGCTCTGGGACATAATAGTGCAGCATCCGATCCGCTTCCACTCGCCGATATGTGCTTGGACCCGTCAGCATTGAGAACGCTTTTGGCACCGTATATTCGCCGTTTTTGTCGGCAACGTAGTACGCAATCGGCAATCCGCTAGCATCGTATTCAATGCCCATCTTAATCCGCTTCTTTTCGTCATTGAATCCGACGGGCACCATCATCGGGTCAATCAAGCGCACTGAGAATCTGCTGTCGTTCCCGTAACCTGGAAGCAATTCGATAAATGCCTCACCGTCAACCATGCGACGACGGACCAGTAATTTAAGCAAATTGCGCCAGCCGCCATACTTAAGGCGTAAGTCTTTACTCTTTCCGAATCGTTTCCATTCGGCCTCAATCAGGTTGCTCGCGATGTCATCTGGTCGTTGGCCTGTAAGCGTTGCCCGTGCGAGACTAGTAAGCTTGATCCCTTGCGGACCGATGACATTCTGGGTCGTCAAATGGATTGCCCGACGCACTATGTCATTGTTACGCTCCAAATGCCGCGCCCGTGCCCGTAACCGTTCAGCAGCCGAATTGACGACCTGCATCGCGGTGTAGTCCGTTGTCGGCAAATCTTGAAGTATCCTGTCCTCGCGATTGGATTCGTATGCGTCCGTCAACCGTGCCGATGGAAGCGCGTGACCGTATCCGTCAGTCTTTCGGATCTGGTTTTTCTTTACGCGCAACTTAGTCTGAACGCGCTTTTTTGCTTGTGGTTTCGGTTCGGTTTCCATTATCTAAATCTCGCGTATGTGATTCTGTTGCTGGTCTTGCCCTTGCGACGACGCTCAGCATCTTCTAAGCTATTTACGCGCTTTCGCCAGTAGGTGACAATCTTCATCAGGTCCTCGACACTTGCGCGGGTAAGGCTCCTGTCTTTTATTGCATAGCTGGACGCTTTGCCGCTGACTCTTGCCTGTAATTCCGTTTCTGCGTCGTCTAAGTAGCTTCTGGCGTCAAGTAAATCGTTGCCCGTTGCGTTCTCGGCCAGAATCTCAATCGTGCCTGTGTCAACTTCGTATGTGTCGGTTCCGTCGCTGACCTTCAAGTACCATGCGTACGTACCAGCCGCCCACGTGATCGTTGTGCTTGGCTTCACGTCAACGGTAAAATCATTACCGCTGCCTGTGGTCGAAATGGTGATTGTTGATAATCCAGCAGCGTTGAGCACGTAGCTTGCGCTCCAGCTGTCATCGGCTGAGTAATCATCAATGCTGCGTACCCAATATGCAGTGGTGTTGATACGTAAATTTGTTGGCTCGGTCATTGAATGACCCTATGGGCTCAGCGTCGCCTTTTGTCAAACCCCTTTGCTCGGATTCTTAAACGGTTTGCCGATTTTGGCGTATTATTTGCCGTTTTTGGCGCATTTTCGGCATTTTCTTGCCGTTTTTCCGCAATTACTTCCCAGTCAGGGTTTAATATCCTCATCGCAGCATAGGCATAAGTGCGACAATCGAGCGGTTCGTTTCGATCATATCGTTTGTGCCATTCCAATCTCGGAAAGCCCTTCGTGCGAATAGTCACCAGTTTCTCGGCAGTTAATCCTTTATAGTACGAATCTGGCCTGCCTTCTGGAAAGTGCATATACCCGGGTCCGTCTTCCTGCTTATTTAAGTAATCATAAACGATTCGCTTAATTCTGCTGACCCCAATCATCCACGGACGAGTCTGGCCTGCCTTTGGTGCCCGCGTCGGTTGCTGGAATATCGGCGCATCAAACTTATTGGCCCCCTTAATCGGTATCCATCCAATCCGTCCACGGTTGCGTTTCATGCAGGCAAAGTAAACTTCCTCAGCAGTAAATCCGTCCCCGCTGTCAACGCAGACCGTGACAACTGGCAAGCTCACCTTGTCATTTATCGTATACCGCTTGCCTAGATACTGGTCCAGCCGTTCCCAGACGTCAGCCTGCTTCGGGTCGCCTTTCATTGTCTTATAATCCAGCGACCAGCTTTCTTCGCCTAGTCCCCATCCGACCACTTCAATTTCAATCCGATCCCGCTGCACGTCAACGCCAGCGGTGACAACGAGCACGTCGTTTGGTATGCGCTCGGTCCAGTTCACAAGTTCCTCCGCTCGGCTTGCAATGATGGTTGCGTCAAACGCTTGTCCGATTTCCTCATAGGTCTGCCCTAGGCTCGTGTTTTTCCATGTCTTGATTGCCTCGCCGCCCTGCTTCTTGGCAACGATGAAGTCAGCAACAACCTTTGCCCATGTGCTCCACGGACTGTAAAGCTCGTTTATGTGGTAGCTTCTAACGCCCGCCGCTCCGTCATTCGTCGCCAGCCATTTACCCTTGGCCAGCATCTTTGGCTTGTGACTGTCTTTGATGTGCTCACCGCATTGACAGACGATGACGGGCTCATCCTTTGTACCAGACTCGGAGTAATCGAGTCGTTCCCATTCAAGGAGTTGCTCATGTCCGCAATGCGGGCACGGGACAAAATAATAACGATGGTCCCCGTTTTCAAAGCCCGCCTCGATCCGAGATGCGCCCTTGATTGTCGGCGTACTACACGCAAAAAAGACCCGATTCCAGTATGTCGTTGATCGCTTTTGCGCCAGTGCAACAGGATCGCCCTCGGCTCCAGCACTGGCTGGGTATCGGTCCACCTCATCGCAAAGAATGATCCGCTTCGGTCGGCTGGCCAGACCCGCTGGACTGTTCGCGCCTGCAATGTCAAGCGTTCCGCCTGCAAAGTTCTTGTGCATGATGGTATTGCCCGAATCCCGTGACTTATTCTCCGTTACCTTGGCCTGCAATGCTGGACTGTCCCGCAACATTGGTTGAAAGCGATCTTTGGACCAGCTCTGTCCCATCTCCACCGTCGGTTGCAGTACGAGTATCGGCCCGGGGTCCACGTCGATAAAATACCCGCAAAGGTTATTGAGTGCCTCCGTTGCCCCAACCTGTGCGCTTTTCATCCACCAGACCTCTTTGACTTCTGGGTCCAGAACCGCGTCCATCACCTCGCGCAAATACGGAGCCCGCGCTGTCCGCCATCGTCCTGGCTCTGCGCTTGAGCTTGGAAGCATCCGATAACGGTCAGCCCATTCAGAAACCGTACCCGACCACTTAGGCGCCCAGTTCGGGATGACTTCAGTCAGTATCTCGTTTGATGTTCTCATCTTTGGACAATTCGCCGAGGCAGTCGTTTATCTCCTCGTCAATCAGCGCCTTGACTGCTTTCGGACTTTCCTCTGCAACCAATAACGGCGCCAGCTTCGTGCTGATTCCTAAAAGCCTAGCCTTGCAGCGCAGGATAAAGCTGGACCATGTCTGCTTGACGTCCTCGGCCTCGACCAGTTCGCCGCGCCTGACCTTCAGATCCAATTCGTAACGGTCTGCAATGGCAGCGTCTTTGCGTGCCTTTTCGTGGTCGCTGTCGTAAACCTTGGACCCGTCCAGCCCCGTGATTGACCTACGCTCAAACTCAACGTAGGCGTCAACCACCTCACGCCAACTGTACTTGGCTCCGTGCTCGGTTTTGTTTATCAGCGCCAGCCGCTTACGTACGGTTTCGCGGTTGTATCCGAGTACCTCCGCCAGTTTAGTTGCAGTCAATCCAAAGTCAGCCATTTTTACGGTCCTCAATCATTGCCAAGCCCAGCGTGCAATACCCGATCAGGTCGCGGAGCGCATCGTCAACGCCCTCGCTCTTTACCTGCAACTTCCCATGTTTGGAAAACGCTTTGAGCCGCTGCATTTTGTCACCCATGCGGATAAATAAGCCGATCAACGGATCAACTCCAAATTCAGCCGATTGCTTGAAGTTCGCAAACGGATCTGATTCCTCAGCGTAGTCTGCATTTTTGGCTGCGAGCAGTGCGCGGATGTCGGTATAAAGCTCATCTGTAAAGCGTTCGTATTCAGTGCGTGTCATGGTTTGGTTTTATCTTTGGTTCTCGACCCAACATAGTAGCTGGCCATGCGGCCCCCAGTAACTAGCGTTTTTTTGCGACCGAGGGGCGGACCCCCGCCGTTTCGCCACGGAGGACCCGCCGCCGCTGTGTGGCTGGCGTTGACCGCGTCAGGGTGCGCGCCTGTGGACGGCGTCAGTGGGGTGCCCGCGCTCATATCCCGTCGCCTTTCCATATTAGGGTCAGCTCGGCGTCAACGCTGATGCTGCCCTCCTGTCCCGTGGACTTGGCGAGGAATCCTACGTCGCTCAGTGGTGGAAGATAGATGCCTCCCTTGAATGGTTGCGTGCTTGACCCTGCGATACCGTCCCATCGTTCGATGAGTCGCATGGCGTCGTACGGTGCGGCGAACGTATTGTTCTCCCGTTTGAACATCATGACAGTCATCGGCTTGTTGTTGTCGGCGTGGATGGATATGGATTCAACGATGGCATCGTGACCAAGTGGCACGGTGTACGCTCCAATAGCTGCGACCGAGGACGGGAATAAGGCTGTTGAGTCAATAATTGCCCATGTGTTCGTACCGTCGCTGACTGTGATTGTTCCTGCGTGGCTGGCTGCGCTCTGAGTGGCATATGTCCCTGATTCGCTCACAAGGGCCTCTGTAAGCCTCCAGAAAGCGTTTTCTGTCGAAACTGGGGTTGTACCATTCATTGCCACCTGTTCGACGAGTACAGAGCCGTCTGCGGCCCTTCCTTTTAATATGACGCTCCTTGCGCCCGTACCATCTGCGGTGTCGTTAGCTGATGTGCTGACAACCTGCAACGTTACTGCGTTGTCTGGCAATGGCGTGCGGTACGATCCAGAGAACGAAATAACTTCGGGCTCGGTCGTGCTGACAGCTGGGTTGTAACCGAACAGCATGACCTTCGTATGTTTGGCCAGCTTCCCGCGTGCTGCCTCGAAATGGAATTCGCCTGGGACTAGATATTGTTTTTTCATCTTTTGATCGCTACGTTTATGAGCCGCAAAAACTCTTTCTCAAATGCTTCTCGCATCACTCCTTTAATTGACTTCATGATTCTCATCATACCGTTGGGGACGCTCATCGCCGTTATGCCCTTCGGCAATTCGCCTGGCTTCTTGCGCCTGTATGAATTCTTGTTTTTGCCTTCATCCTTCCATGCGTTGCTAATGTGACGCGTCTTGCCTGCACTGGTCATCCTTACTGCGTTCTGACCTTTAAGCCATCGTGTGCCCTTGATCTTGTCAGCTGGTATTGGACGCCCGAAGCCAATCAATGCGCCTGCAAATGACGTTCCGTTTGCGCTGACGACCTTGATCGTTTCGCGGATTGTCTTTTGCTTGCGTGCTCCAATAAACAAAGCCAGTCGCTTGGTTGTGTACGTCCTTGAGCTACGCAACGAGTAATTGACTGCTCGGTAGGACGCCTTGTCAATGTCGCCGTTAATCTGCCCAAGCTTGCGCACGGCTGCCTTGACGTTGGGCTGTACGTTGACCGCTAGCATATCGGCTTAGCTCTCCCTCGGATGATTTGCATACCCATGTTGCTGACGGATCGGCCTTCAAGCTTGGCGCGTTCCCTTAACTTCTCCAGCTCGGTCTTTTCCATGACGATGCCGACAACCTGTTTTGTGTCCTTTAAGTTTCCTCGTGTTCCCATGTCTGTCCTGTATGTCATTTTTTAGTTTTTTGCAAGCGTTTTGATTTGGTTGCCTGCTTACGCTTAGCCTGTGCGTGCGTTACGGTTTCATTCTTTTGGTCTGCATTTTTGCGCAGATTATATACGGCCATAAATTGTTGAGCGGTGCTATTACCTTGGTGCACTGCTTTTTCGGCCGTAATCACAATATCAGGTTCGTTCTTAGCCCATGCCTGCGCTGCATTTTGACTAACTCCCCATTTCTTAAAGTCTGCAACAGTACAATCCTTGAATCCGTCCAGCAGGAAAAACTTGATCGCAATGGCGGATTTGATTGGTGGCTCCCAATTGTCGCGTTTCATGTCATGAGTCATTTTCTCGATCTGCTGACGGGTCAGTCCCGCCTGCGCGATCTGCTTGTCCTCATATTTTGCGATGATGTTATCAAGTAGCTTTGCGATGCTTCTTTTGCGTTCTGCTTCTGGTTGTTCAAATTCAATCATTTTTGCCTCCGTTTCAAATTTCAGTCCAGTCCAGTATTCCTTATAGTATTTCTGGATTACTGGACAAAGTCCCTTGGATGGGTCCTAAAACCCTCTAAAGAGGGGTTTTTAGGAACCTCCTCATCCATCCTTGATTTAATTACTGGACAATTACTGGATTTCTGGACAACTCGCCGCCAGCCCTTTGTTTTAGCGGGTTTCATAGTCCAGAAATTCGAATTTCATTACTGGACAAGGTGCTAATCAGCAGACCATTTCTGGACTGGATTATACCCTTGCTTTCGGCCTCGGATTTGAGCTCATAGAACTTGGACCGGGAAATGCCCTTTTCGGACTCCAAAAACGTCTGTAATTCCTTCGTTTTGATTCCCTTTTCAGGTATACCTTCAAGCAAATCTTCGGGTCCAAACTTGGACGGCCTGCCTGCTGCTTTCTTTAGTTTTACCTTCCCCTTGCGAACCAGTTTCCATGTCGGGTGCTGCCATGCGATTGCACGTGGTTCGGGCGGTGCAAAACTGCGAACGGTCATTTCCATTGCAAACACTGGTATCTGTTCGTCGCTTTCCTCGGCCTCGGTCAGTACGATGAGCGCATCGGGATCGCGTGCAAATACCCCTGAGCCCGAAAAGCGGTCAATGGCGTCCTTGCCTGCTGCGTTGCCCTTGGCAAAGTGGTGCGTCATGGCCAGCGATGCGTTTGCTTCCCGTACGATGCTTTCCATCTCGGCGAGCACAACTGCAATCTCCTCGGCGCTGTTTTCGACCGCTCCACCTGCAATGCGGTAAAACGGGTCAAGAATGATGAGCCCGACGTCATACTTTCGGCAGTAATCAATCATCTGGCCCTTAATGCGTTGCAGGGTCACGGCATAGCCTCGGAGTGTCCACATATGCAGATCGGCAATGTCCCAGAATCCTGTTGCCTTGCTAACGCTTTCAACCCGGTTCAGTGCGTCGGCTGGCAACAGCTCAAGGTCAACGTAAAGGACTGGGTGCCTATGACATTGAAAGCCCAGCCAGTCGCCGCCGTTGGACATGGCCAGCGCCAAGTGATTAAGCAACCATGTCTTGCGGGCCTTTGACGGTGCGCCGATCAGCATCTTGCCGCCGCGATAGAGCAAACCGTCAATGACAACTTCAGGCATGACCTTTTCCTCGTCCGTAAACGTGTTAAATGGCCTTGGCGGTGGTATGCCTGCCTCCATGCGTGTAAACGCCTCCTGTAAGCTCTCACGTGCCCTTTCGACCGTGTTTGTCGGCTTGTCACCGTACCCGCGGGCAGCTAAGTCCTTTGCCGCTGCTGCAAAGTCACCGCCGTGTTGAAGAATGGCAAAAACTGCAAACGGTGAGTAGGCCTTGCCCGCCTCGAGGGGATGAGCAGATGAGGAAAAGACGTAGAAGCGATTCGGTATCTTGTCCCATGTTGCGCTGATCCCGTTTCGCTTACCAGGTCGGCGCCAGTAATTGACGCTCTTTACCGTTTCCCAGTCGTGAGCCCGCAACAGGTCAAAAAATGCTGATGTGTCCCGATCGTACGCATCCCCTGGACGTTCCCCATCCATGGACGGACGTGAAACAACTTCAACGGCCTGTATGCCTTCATCAAATGCTCTGGCGTTGGTCAGCAGTGCGTCAATGTCGCTTGCGTCTAAAGTCGGGATGTCGGTCAAATCGCCGTCAAGCTCGTATCCGTCTGACGGTGCAATAAGGACATACCCGCCTTTGCCTCGCGTTTCAATCAGAACCTCGCCGAGACTGTTCCGTGCCAGAATCGTATTGCCAACTGGATTTGACGTACGGAAGAAGTAATGCCGCCCGCCGCTGGGACTGGTCTGTATTGGAAGCTCGGCCAGAATGTCGCCCATACCCGTTGCATAGGCAAAGTTCTCAAACGCTTCCAGGTGCTCATCAGACCCGTCTGCCGGGATGTCCAAGTCCAGACATTGAACGGTCCCGCATACCAGTGCGATGCCGTGAGCGGATGCAAACCACTGGTCAATCTCGGCATCTGTTGGAACACGGTCTTGCAATGGTTGCCATTTAATTGCTGGCCGTTTCGTGGTCAGGTCTGCAATCGGTACGGTGCTGATGCCAAGCTTGGCAAGGTTGCGTGCGGTATTCTTTAACGCATCCATTCAGGTAAGCTCCCTTGTGTTTGCGGATTGTAATCGACCTTCACCTCGGACGTCTTGGCATTGCTAAAAATTGCGTGCTTCATGTGCTCTTTCATAGTGTCGTGGTCAGTGCTCTTGCGCTCAATCGTTCGCCATACCTGAATCTCGGCGTCAGTAATAACGACATGGACATTGACAGGTTTCTTTTGACCGAATCGCCATGACCGTCGGACGGCTTGGTAGAATTGCTCATATGAATAAGAAATGGACGCAAATGCTATGTCGTTGCAGTGTTGCCAATTCATCCCAAATCCGCATATGGAACTCTTACTAACGATAACCCTAGCCTTTCCGTGAGTAAATGCCATGAGCCTCTCCTCTTTTTGGTCTGGCGTATTTGAGCCCCTGACCTCAACTGCATCGGGAATCATGCGTGCCAGCATCTCGCTTTCATCGTTGGATTCGCACCATACGATCCACGGCCGATCATTTGAATTGACCAGTCCAGCCACGAAGTCGCAGCGATCTTCAAGCGATTCACGACGTTTCCTGTGAAGCGATGTGGCATTGACCTCTGGCATATCAAACAGCAGACCCTCATCGAATGCGGTTTTTGTTTCGGTTTCGATCTTGTGCGTCTTAATATTAAGCGGTGGCAAATTGTAGCCATCGTCAGAATATCCCAAGTCGGATGGCCTTGACACACAGGCCGCCCAAGATGCCACCCATTCCCAAAAGCTCTGCACTGCGTGACCCTTCAATCTCCAGTCCGCAGTGTTGGCAGAATCGTGGACAAACCAACGAGTGAGCATTTCATTTGTATTCATAATCCCGAGAAACTCAGAATGATTGCCAAGTTCCTTGTAATCGTTCGGCGCTGGTGTCGCAGTGCAAGCCAATCGGTAAGGCGTCCATGCAAACAGATTGCAGAGCATATCCTTTGTCTTGCTGTTCATTCCTTTAAGAATTGAGCTTTCATCCAGTACAACGCCAGCAAATCTGCTTGTGTCAAAATTCTCCACTCGCTCGTAATTTGTAATCGTAACCTTACCTTCAACGCTTCCATCCTTTGAGTATCTAATTGGCAGACCAATCAGCTTTTCAGCCTCCTCGATTGTCTGGTATGCAACCGCAAGCGGTGCGATAATCAAAACATCTCCAGGAATATGACGTGCCCACTCAGTCTGAATAATGGTCTTGCCTAGTCCTGTATCAAGGAAAGCTGCTCCACGTCCAACCTGCAAAAGATATTGAAGGCAGCGACGTTGAAACGGGAAAAGCGATTCACTGATGGATTTTGGAAATATCGGATCGGCCTTAAAACCCAGATCCTTTTTGCGTGCCAGCAAATCAAAATAGTTGCTCATTGCTTGCCTCTGCATAGGTTAAATTATCACAAGCCTGTTTCCAATAGCTTTGCTTGAGTTCCGTTCCAATGAAGCGACGTCCATGCTTTACGGATTCATATCCTTCAGATCCTATCCCTGCAAACGGACTGAATACGACATCGCCTATATTCGACCACATGACAAGGCAGCGGTAAATCACATCAAGTTGAAGCGGACAGATATGGCGTTCGTCCTTTTCATCCCGTGCATGGCGTCCATTTAGTACGTTAGTTTGATTGATGTCCATCCATACGGGTGAGGCCCATTTCTGCCATTGATCGACGGGAAAGCTCTCATTGGTGTGTTGGACTGGATTGTCATTGTCACCAGGTTTCACAAAGATAAGTAAGTAATCAGGGTTCCCCATGCGTGACCGTGTAGAATCCTTTTTGAGCTGCTTATGCAAAAGTCCAAGTGCCTTGGTTCGTTGCATTTCGACAACTGGATCTTTCCAAATCGTAATTCGGCAATGGAATATCCATCCCTCTTTATTATGCGCACGAATGATCTCCCCACTAAAGTCGCGCCTGCCAATGTAACCGTGCATGGCCTTTGATGATGGCAAATCCATGCAATGCACGCAGCTTATTCGACCTGGCTTCGTGATTCGGATGTTCTCCTTGATGAGATACTGATATTGTTCAAAGAATTCATCGTCGTCCTTACAGTTGCCCATATCTGCGACGCTGTCCGAATAGGTGTAAAGCGATGCAAACGGTGGCGAGTATATGGACAAGTCAATGCAATTGTCTGGCAGTTGTTGAGAGATGGCGACGCAATCGCCATGATACATGGTCCAGTTGGACCCGTGTTTTTCGTTTAGACATTTCATGTTTTTATTGTTGGTATTTCAGTTTCGTATAAATTGCCCGCCGCTTGTATGCCTGCGCTCTGAGCATCGGGTCAAACGTGTCCCGAAAGTCATAAATAATCCCTCGCTCCTTGCCTGCATACGGACGCAGTACCCGACCCGTACGCTGCTCGAGCTTGGTTGCGGATCGGCCAGCATTGGCGATTATGAGGACTTCGGCGCAAGGTACGTCAAGCCCTTCGTCCGCCAAGGTTGTTGCAATTAGGATTGGTAGCTCACCAGACTTAAACAGCTCAATGACTCGTCGCCGTTTAGCTTTACCCATCTTTGAATGGCAGAGCTCCGAGTATAACAACTGATCGCGCAAATCTTTCCCGTACTCAATTTTTGAGACGAGTATGAGGACGGATTTGTCCCCTTCTCGCAATGCAGTGTCAATAATTGCCTGTGTGCGCTTGTGGTTCTCGCAAAGCCCGATTTTCGCCGCTGATTGCCAATGACATTTGCGCTCCTGCTCGACGGCTCCATCTCCGTAAAACAGGAATGGGTAACGTCGCTTTCGCTGCTCAAATAGGTCGTTTTTGTGTTCTATAATTCGCGCACAGACGTCCTCGTCGTACGCATCCAGCCATCGAACCTGAGCTTTAGTTAGGTGGCCGTCCTCAACGAGCCGGTCGCGTTTAATCTCGAACACGGGACCAAACATTTCGCGCAAAGCCTTATTGCGGTCCTCGTCGCGGTCAAATGGTGTCGCTGTAAAGCCCCATCGCCATTGCGTTGAAAGCTCAATCTGATCTGCCCAAGTTGGCGCTGGTGCGTGGTGACATTCGTCAACGATGAGTAGGTCGGCATTGATTGTGTCCAGCTTAGACGCAGCGCAACCGATTTGCAGGCTGGTCCGTGACCCAATGTCAAACGTATCCATCGCTGCTTGGATCTGCTGGCATTGTTCGACGGTATTTGCCATGACGACAATGCGATCAATTCCAATTGCCTCATCAATTAGCCTGTCGGCTGCTGCTGCCATCATGACCGTCTTACCCGATCCTGCAGGCGCATGAACCATTCCGCGATAATTGTAAATGAGAAAGTCAACGGCTTGCTTTTGGTATTCGCGCAGGTTCATGCCTCCTCCTCAATTTTCCACGAATAGCAGAGCATAAAAGTTGCAACTTCCCATTCAATTTTCCTCGTGCTCCATTTGGTATGCTTGCGGATATAAGCCTGCGCCCATCGCTTGAAGTCGTCGCTTTCTTCCTGCGTCCAAGTTTTGCGCGTGTACCATGCAACATCGTCCTCCTTTTGGTACTCAAGTATAGCGTCCCAGTTGCGCCATTTAATGCCGACGCGGTTGCCCATCTCAATGAGCAAATCAGTTAGTAATTGTTGATCGTTGATCATTAGTCGCGTACGTTAACCAATTCTCCGGCAATGTAATCGTACTCCTTTTGAGTACCAAACTCCCAGACGCCGGGTTCAAGCTCAATGCTGCTGTGTCGTTCAGCGATGACGCATCGGATCTGAGTGGGAACCTCATTTTGCATGAAGGTTACGCCCTCGGCCTCATAGAAGGTAACGCCAGCGGGTGCGTCAACAACGTGGTGGTTGCCGGTCACTTCTGAATCGGCAACGATCTTGTAAGAGCCTACCACCTTGGTGGGAAGCGCGTTAGCAGGGAGCGAGGATCGGAATGCGATGCACTCGCCGTGTAGTATGCATTTATTTTTCATAGGTAAAATCATTCATAAAGTTTTCGACGGAATTGCGAACGGAATCCCGAACGGAAACCTTAAACGGAATCCCGAATGTTCTCATAGAATTATCAATGGAAACCCAAACTGTAACATAAGCAGAATCCCTAATAGCATCCCAAGGGGAATTATAAACGGAATTTCTAATACATTTTGACATATAGTTATATACGGAATCTTTAACGGAATCCCAAACGGAATCCCGAACTGAATCCCTAACTTTATCTTCAATACTCATAGTCTTTCATAAAGGTTTCAACGGCATACCGAACGGAATTATAAACGGAACCTCTAACGGAAACTCTAACGGAATCCCGAACGGGACCCCGAACGGAATCCCAAACAAAATTCCAAACGGAATCCCAAACTGAATCGTAAACGGAATCATAAACTGAATCCCTAACTCTATCTTCAATACTCATAATCTTCCATAAAAGTTCTGACGGAAACCCCAACGGAACCCCTAACAGAGTCCCTAACTGTATCTTTAATACTCATAGTCGTTCATAAAGGATTTAACGGAATTATCAACGGAATTCCAAACGGACTTCCTGACAAAACCCCGAACGGAATACTCAACGGAACCCCCGGCGGAATCCCAAACGGAATCCCAAACGGAACCTCTAACGGAAACATAAACTGAATCACAAACGGAACCTCTAACGGAATCATAAACTGAATCCCTAACTTTATCTTCAATACTCATAATCTTCCATAAAGGTTTCGACAGAATTGCGAGCGGAATTCCAAACAGAATCCCAAACGGAATCGTAAACGGAATCCCAAGTGGAATGATAAACGGAACCCCAAGCGGACTCCCTGACTTTATCTTCAATGCTCATGCCATTGCCTCGATGGTAAAGTCCCGACCACCGAAACGCTCCTTAATTGCATCTCGCAACGTCCTGCACTTGGGGCTAACCCCTTCAACGTGCCAGACACCAGTTGTCGGGTTTCTCATCTTCAGGAACGGTGCATAGTCATGACTCTGAAAAAGCGTTTCCATATCCCAAAGTTCATATTCAGATGAACTCCAAAACGGTTCATCGTAATTCTCGTGGGTATCGATCTTTTTGCCGAGGCCCAAAAGGTTCTCAACTCCAAACTTGCGAATGAATTCTGCCCGAACGTCTGCATTCTTTTCGGCCATAAACTGCTCGGTGGTCAGCTTGTGGCTGTCCGTCATCACAAGATACTCTGGAACATTTACGCCGTTAAGGTAGTACAGCTTGAAGTTGCCGCGGCCAGCATATTCCAATGCCGGGGCACCATCCTTGTGCAGTACCCGGTTCTCGTTCAGGTGGATCACAGTTGGCTTCTGCGAAACAATAACACACTGGTCGATGGGATAAATCATGCCCAGTTCGCTGGTACGTTCCCAAATCTCATATTTGCGAGCCAGGGCAGGCGCAATGCTCAGTGCATCGTAACCAAACTGCTCAATGAAGTAATTATAGAACGAGAACAACGAGGCAAAGAATGATCCAGTCTGGTAGGGCATTTGAGGCTTTGGCATATCGTACCCATCTGGGTTGCCGTCAAAGAATCGGTACATCTTTTCTGCTACGTTGTACCATTTTGTATCCGCATCCAAGTCGAATAGACAGCAACACACCCATGCCTCGATGGGGTTGTCCACGATGAGGACGGGAACCTTTTCCTTGCACAGGATCTGAGTTTGATAGTCGTTAATGATTTCAGCAGTGCGGTCATAGTTCAGCCGCTCCGTGCTGGTTCCAATGCCAATCCACTTTTCGACATAGGCAGGCATTACGTCTTTTTGTTTTTGTGTGAGTTCTTTGATCATAATTAGTTTTTCCCTGGCAAAAGTTTAAGCAGTGACTTAGTCAGTTCGTTGACCAGTTGGCGCTGGATTGTCATTAGGTTTAGGTTTTCCTCAGCCAGCTCGTCCTTTTCAAATTCAAGTTGCTGGATCGTTTCGCGCATATCCTCAATGGTGGCTAATGCGGATTCATAGACTTCTCTTGATACGGTCATTTTTTTATTAAGTTTAGAAATTGATCTGCCTGCAATGTCACCAGCCATTGTCCCCGATTGCGCTTGTGAGCAACAACAGGGACTTGATGGCTGGCAGCATCGCGTTGAGCCTGAGCAATGGCGCTGTGGATATTGAGCGCCTCGACGCATTTCACCTCAAAGTGAATCCAGTCAAGTTCGGGACATTTGACATCTGGCGAGTCTGGCCCGCCTGCACGTTGCTGACCTCGTTCGGCTTCGTAACCGAATGACCTCAACTTGTCCCGCCATGCACGTTCACCCCGTGCGCCTTTTGCTCGGCTATTGATTGGCATTAGAATTTGGTATTTGAGTTGATTTCAACGCAGCTAAGATTAGCACCTCTCAAATAGAGACCCGTAAGGTTGGCACCGCAAAGATTGGCACCGATAAGGTTAGCACCTCTAAGGTTGCCACCCACAAGGTCGGCATTT